GGCGACTATTGACCTACTTGCTAGGCATTATAACATTAGTCGTGCACAGGCTGCCGCTGTTGCTGATGAGGTTGATGATTTTCAGTCACTTGACCCGCAGGAACAGAAAATGCGTGAACTGGACAGGCGGGTTGCATCTTTTGAAGAATATCAATCCCAGTTGGAGGTTGAGAAGGAAGTTCAAAGGCTTCAGCAGCGTTACAGCGATTTTGATGTTCCGACTGTTGTTCAAACCGCTTTGCGGCTTGGCACAACCGATTTAGAGGGAACATATAAGCAACTTATGTTTGACAAACTTATGGCACAACAAAACATTCAAAAACAGGCTGAAGCAAAGAAACAACAAACCGAAAAGTCGGTTGTTGATGCTAAGCGTCAGGCTGCTGTTGTTGCTGGCGGGTCTAATCCTGCTAGTACAACTACTGAATCTGTTGAGGCTATTACCAATGTTCGTGATGCTTGGGCTGCTGCTAAACGGCAACTTGGGGCAGAACTATAATCATTTTATTAACAACTATTTTTAGGAGAAATTAATATGGCTGGTAACAGCAATTTTGATGCGTTGCTCACTACAACGCTCGCAAACTATCGTGACCAATTGACAGACAACATTTTCACGGCTCGTCCGCTGACTTACATGTTGAACGAAAAGGGTCGCATCCGCATGCTTAATGGTGGTACAAAGATTGTTGAACCACTTGTGTATGCAACAAACGACACAATCGGTTCATACTCGGGTTATGACACGATTTCATTGACACCACAGGCTGGTATCTCGGCTGCTGAATACGATTGGAAGCAATATGCTGGTTCAATCTCAATCAGCGGTATTGAAGAAGCCAAGAACAACGGTGAACAAGAAATCATTAACCTTCTTGAAGCCAAAATCATGCAGGCTGAGGAATCAATGCGTGAAGGTTTCAACACAATGTTCTACGGTGACGGAACTGGTAACAGTTCAAAGAACTGGAACGGTTTGGGTAACATTGTTGAAGCCACTGGAAGTTTGGGCAACATTGACCCAGCAGGTTCAGGTAACTCATTTTGGGCTTCTTACGAGGAGAACACTGCAACTGCTTTGACTCTTGCTCAAATGGCAACTGCTTACAACACTGTTTCTGTTGGCAACGACCACCCAGATGTGGTTTTGACAACACAAACACTGTACGAAAAGTATGAGGCTTTGTTGCAACCGAACCTTCGTTACACAGACACCAAGACAGCAGATGCTGGTTTCCAGAACCTGTTGTTCAAGGCTAGTCCTGTAATGTACGATGTTTCGTGCACCTCGGGCGTAATGTTCTTCTTGAACACAAAGTATCTCACACTTGTCGGTCACTCGGCTAAGTGGTTCCAACAGACAGAGTTTGTTCGTCCAGAAGATTTGGATGCACGCTACGCTTTGATTATGTGCTACGGCAACCTTACTTGCCGTAACCGTAAGAAGCAAGGCAAACTTACTGCAAAGACCGCTTAATTAACTACTAACAAAACTAGGAGAATATAATGCCATTAAAAGGAAACGACACAGACGGTGCGGTAACACGCAAGCGTATTGAAAACTATATTACAGCAAAAGAGAAGGTTACAGCAGTAGCCATCACTAATGCTGCAACACCAACAGCAGCACAACTACTTGATAGCAAGTTGTTTGTTGCAACACCAACGGAAGATACAACTTTCACTTTGCCAACAGCCGCACTTGTGCTCGCTGCCTTGACAGATGAAGCAGTAGGTACTTCGTTTGAGTTCACAATCGTGAACCTTGCGTCAGCCTACGAGATTGTTGTTACAACCAACACTGGCTGGACAATTACCAGCGGTGGGTTTATGACAGTATTTGATGGTACTTCAGCAACATTCCTTGCTGTCGTAACTTCAAGCACAGCAATTCAGTTGTACCGCAAAAACTCTGGTGGTGCAGTTAAGTAATTAATCTGTTCGGGTGGGGGATAAAAACCCCCACCCAACATATTTCTTTTAGGAGAGTCATGCCAGTTAAATACCGCATTTTGTCCTCGCACGCTGACGCTAAGCCGAAGGCTGGGACAAAAACATCTAATTATCCTAAGAGCAAGAAGTCCAAGGGTGCTTCTGTTAAGAAGGGCTATTAATGCCTAAGATTCCAAAACCTTTTGGTGATTATGGTCAAGGACCTAACATGCCTTCAAAAAGGGCTATGCCATCAAAACGCAAAGGTCCTAAGGGTGGTGTAGATAATCGTCCGACTGAGCGTGTGACACCACGCAAACCAAAACCAAGACCGATGCCGATGCCGAAAGGTCCTAAGGGTGATGGTCCAAAGCCACGCCCAATGCCAATGCCAAAAGGTCCATCAAGGAACTTGAAACCAAAACCGATGCCGTATGGTTCGCCAAAGCGGCGAGTGCCTAAGGCGTTGCCATCATATATGAAGCCAAGAAGAAAAGGTTAATTATGCGTAAACCTGCTATCAGTAATATTGGTCGTCCTTAAGGTTTTTTAGATGACATTGTAGAACCGCTTGCTAAAGCGGCAGCAAAAAAGGCTATGTCACCTAAAGTTCAACAGCAAATTGCCCGTAGCAAGACTAAGCGCCGTGCTATGGCTAAGACAGAAAGTATGGCTAAAAAATATTATGGCAAGTAAACCACGCAAAGCATTTGACGGCATTGGTCGTCCACAGGGTTTCATTGACGATGCGGCTAAGGGTTTGCTTAAGGCTGCTGGTCGTGTTAAAAATGCTGGCAAAAAAGGTGAAGCGTCTTTGTTGTCTCCTATGTCTAAGAAGAAGTTTGATAGAATTTATGGTAAGGGTTCTGCTAAACAGGTTGCTGAACAAACTAAAAAAAATGCAGGGCGTAAATAATGGCTAAAGATAAAGGCGATTTTCTAAAAGACCTATTAAAAAAGGTTGTAAACAAAGCCATGAAAGATGGTGCCCCTAGGTTGGTTAATAAGCCGCCACGACCTACGGCTGCTCAGCGTGCCGCTAAGCGTGCCGCACGAGGTCCATCGTTGTCCCCTGAGCAACGCCAAAAAGGCACACAACAATTGATGCGTGAATATGACCGCAAACTTAAAGCGATAGAAGTAAATGAGCGTCTTGCAAAAAAAGATTCTAATTTGTTGGCTATCCGAGAAAAACGGGGTAATCCTGTTACAAAAAAACAGATTCGTGACGCTAAAGGTGCCGATAAAGGTTTGAAAAAGAATATGCCCAAAAAAGTTCAGAGTGATGCTAAAAAACCTGAAAACAAGTTGATTGGCGAGGCTGCTCAGCGTGCAGCACGCAAAGAAGCATACAAGGCTAAAGGTGGCAAGAACTCGCCTGAGAATATTGCTAAGCGTCAGCAGAAGCGTGCTGAGATGCGCAACAAAAACAACAAAAAGAAATAATCCATTATGGCTAAACAGCCTAAGGGTCGTAAAGTTAGCAAGGTTAAAAGCGGTTTTGACCTTGATGATTTGTTGGAGTTTTTAGGTAAGTCCACTGGTCAAATTAAGGGTAGTGGTCGTGCAAGTTATGGTTCGGCAGCGAACGCTGCCGCTACTAAAGCCGTAGGTAAACTTGGTCCTAAGTTGGTTCGTGAAGCGGATTCTTGGACTACTGGCGGTTTGGGTTCTTTGGGTTATGATTTGGCTACTGGTAAACCTATGACTGCTGGTACTGTTGGTGTTAATGCTGGTTGGGGTGCACTCAATTTTTTGCCTGTGGGTAAACTTGCTAAAGTTGGTGGTCCAGCATATAAAACTGCTAGGTCGGCAACTGAGGCGGCTAAACAGTTGCGTATGTTAAATATGATATTGGGTGGCGAATAAAACCCATATTTGGGAACAGATACGGCATTTGTGATGACTACAAACGCCCAATCTCAAGCAGTTCCGTTTCAATCCTATTATGGAACCAAGGTAAGTGGATATCGTTTAGCACATACGGATGGTGCCCGTTTGGCACCTCCTAGCGCCCCATATTTGGGTCGGGAAGGTAAATGTTCTGCTAACGAGGACACCTGTGAAGGGTTTGCCATTAAGGATTCACAGTTTTGTGTGGGTCATTCCCGCAAGGTTGGGAAAACTAAGAAGGTTTCATAATGGCGTATGTAGCCCAGACTGCTGCCACGCTGCGTGGTTTTGTCCGTGATATAACTGATTTGGATACTGCTGATTTGCCAGACAGTTTGTTGAATATGTATATTCGTGACGGCTATTATCGTATATTGGACCTTGAGAAGCGTTGGAAGTTTCTGGAAGAAACTTTCACTTTTAATACTGTTATTGACCAACGGGCTTATACGATAGCGAACTTTACTGCTGACCCTATTCGTGAGGTTATTTCTATTGTGGACAATACGGCTGTGGGTAACCGTTTGGACATGGTTGGTCACGACATGGCTGAAGAAACCTATGTGGGTAGTTACGATATTTCGGGTAATCCGTTGTTTTATTCTATTTGGGATGGTCAAATTCATTTGTATCCAAAACCGAATAATGTTCGGACTTTGACTTGTCGTGGTTATCGTGAGCCGACTGATTGGATTACTAGTGCAGGTAATGTTGATGCTTCCAAGAATTTGCATTTGCCTTTGGTGTATTATGCGTGCAGTCGTATTTATCAGCGTCTTGAGGATACTGGTATGTCGGCTGAGTATAAGCGTGCTTTTGATGAGGGTGTTTCGTTGGCACGAAACGCCGAAATTAAACCAACTAGTCATGCTCATCTAATATTGTCGCATGGACAAACTCGTGGCAGACCGACCTTTAAGGGTTGGATGCAGCAACTTGGAAGGACGCTTGGCGAGTAATGACTGTCGGTATTTATGAGCAACAGGATTTTACTGGTGGGCTAAATTTGCGTGCTGACCAGTTTCAGTTGGCTGAGAATGAGTCGCCTAAGATGTTGAATGTTGATGTGGACCCTAGGGGCGGGGTGTTTTCTCGTGGTGGCTATACGGCTATCAATAGTACGGTTGTCCCTAGTTGGAATCCTCATAGGTTGTTTCGGTTTAATGGTGATGCGCCACAAATAATGTTGTCCAATAGCACTAAGGTTTATCGTTCTACTGGAGCAAATTTTTCTACTTTACAATATTCGTCTGGTAACGATATTGCTATTGGTTCTAGTTGGGGTGCTGGGTTTGCTCAATGGGGTAAGATTCTTTATATTTCTACTGGCACTAGCGGCAACGGTGGCTACAAGTGGGAGACCGCTAATACTTATGCTAGTGCTTTGACTGCCAGCGGTCCTACTTGGCAGCCGTATATTTCTCCTACGGGCGGGTTTATGCCGTGTGCAAAGTTGTTGGCTGTCCACGCTAACAAGATGTTTGCTGCTAACACTATTGAGGATGGTGTTTCGTATCCGAATCGTGTGCGTTGGTCGCACGATTCTTTGCCTGAGGATTGGATGACTGACGACTATTTGGATGTTGAGGGTGGCGGTAATGGTATTACTGGTTTGGCTGTTGTTTCAGGTCAGTTAGTTATTTTTAAACCTAGAGCCATTTTTGTGTTGTTTGGTTACGATTCTGACAGTTTTACTATCGTTGAGTTATCCAACCATTTAGGTATTAGCACACCTCGGAATGCTGCGCAATCCGATGTCGGTTTGTATTTTTTTTCTTACCCTGAGGGTTTTCATTACTATAATGGTTCCAGTATTAAAAACATTTTTAATCAGTTGCAACCGATTATGGATTTAAATTATTTGGATGTGACCACTAAACCTGTTGATGTTTCTTGGGTTAATAACCGTGTGTGGTTTGCTGTGCCTTATTCTACGACTGGTACTGCTGCCACAAAGGCAACAGTCAATTTTGTTTATGACCCGTCTATTAGTGATGCTGGTACTTATACAATGTTTCAGTCATCGGATTCGTATGGGCTTGTTGGTGGGATAAATTGGGAGAACTCTAGCGGTAAAGCGTTTGGTTTGTTGTGTCATGCGAACATTGGGCGTGTTGTTTCGGTGGACAACTTTGATGAGCAGCAGGACAATTTGGATGGGACTGCTTCCAGTTTTGTTACTTATTATCGGACTAAGTGGTTTGATGCTGGTTCATATATTCAAAAGAAGATGTTTCGCCGTCCTGATTTTGTTCTCAAGGAACCTGACGCTAGCACCACGATTACGGTTGATGTGTACCACAATTTTGATGAGGCTGAAGGCAATCAGCGTAGGACTTTTAATTTGACTTTGACTCCTGATGCTACTGCGATGGCTTGGGGTTCTGGTGTGTGGGGTACTGGTTTGTGGGGTGCTGGTGCTGCTAGCGCTGTTGTTGTTACTGGTTCTAATTTGGGTCTTGCTAGATGTGTTCAATTACAGTTTTCTGGCGAGTTAGGTAAAAAATGGGGTATCAATAGTATTGGTTACAAATTTCAATCACGAAGGGTTAAAGGTTAATGGCTACACTTACTATTCCTTATAGTTTTGTTAATGGCACTACTGCGGTTGCTGCTGAAGTTAATAGCAACTTTTCTGCTATTAAAACTTTTTGCGAAGCGTTGGCGGCTGGTACGAACATTGATGCTGGTGCTATCACTAGCGGTTCTTTGTCTGCGACTGGTGTTGTTGCTGGGTCTTATACGACAGCGAATATTACGGTTGATTCGCAGGGTCGTTTAACATCAGCGGCATCAGGCACGAGCGTTACTGGTGATAGTGACCAAGTTGTGTTGGGTTCGCAGGTGTTTGGATAATGGCTGAAAATTTGAATCTGCCTCTGATTAACATTCTTACTAGTGTTGATGCGGATGTGTTGCGTCAAATTTTTACTGATATCACTAAGCAAATAAATGAAATGAATAACGAGTTAAAAACATTGAAACAGGGTTAGTTCATTATGAGCATGACAGATTATTATGGTGATTATGGGGTGGCTGAGGCGGGCGCTTTGCGCCGCCGTCAGCGTGCCAGTCTTGCTAATCAGGCTGCAGCGTTTCAGGGACAGAAGCGTGGTAAGCGCCGTATTGAGGATGTCACCCGTGTCTATAGTGAGGGCTATCAGCCGTTGGCTTCTAGTTTTGGTCAGCGTGGTTTGGGTGGTCCAAGTGTCAAGTCGGGTATTCGCCGTTCTGGGCTTAGTCGTTATGCGGAGAAGTTTCAACGGGATTTAGGTACGGAAACACAAGCAATTCAGGATGATTTAAATAATATTGCGATGCAAGAGGCTGACCAGCAGGCGGAACTTGAGGATTATATTGCTCAGTTGCGTTTGCAGAAGGCTCAACAGATTATGGCTACGGCTGCTAGTTTGCAGCAGTATGCCTCATATTAGGAACATCTAGGAGATTATTGTGGCAGTTAAAAAGAAATCACCAACAAAACAACCACCCAAGGGTACCCAGTCTGAGGCTGACCGTCTTTCTGCTTTGGCTCGGGCGTATGGTTTAAGTTCTTCGGGTAAAAACATTACCAATGTTGGTGGTGATGTAACTGGTGGTGGATATGTTTCTTCTTCTGAAGCCAGACAGCGTGCTTTAGAAACACAATCTGACCGTGCCAAGGCTCAAGCAGATTTTATTAAAAAGCAACAAAAATCTGAAGAAAAGTTTGGTCCTAAAACTGGTGGAACTGGTGGTGGTGTTGGTTCTACTGTGACTGAGGCTCAGCGTTTGGCTAATGAACTTGCTCGTTTAAAAATTCAAGCCGAATACGATAAGGCTGACCGTGAAGCACAACAGGTGTTGGA